AAAGGGAACTTGACACCTACTTTCGTTCCAAAGGCAGGATCGTCGTCAGTAGTGATGCCAGACACTTCGCCATAGAGGTTCAAGCCAGAATCAGCAAGGCTGACGCTGCCACCAAACTTTCCAGACAGTTCAGTATTGATTTCATCGGTGTCATCCACCAATGCAAAACCGCCCTGTGCATAGAAGCTGTAAGCACCTTCGCCGCCTTCATAGCCAACGTGCAGATCTGTCACCGCACCAGAGAACCCGTCAGAGTACGCAGAGTTATTTTCAATGTTCACGTAAGGACCTGCGACAACAGGAGACACCAGCGCAGCTGTTGTAGCGACAACACCACTCACAATCAGAGATTTGATCATTTGGAAGAGAGTTAACGTTTTCCGTTGACAGGTTACTAGGACTGTCACTGTGACAGTTGTGAGGGTGTGTCACTGTGTTGGCAGACCGTCAATACCCGTCCGTAGAAGACAGGTTTTGATATTTCATGGCCAGCCCAGTAAACAAACCATGCTGCGGATGACTGATCATGTCGCGACCGTCAAGGTCGAACAGCTCTTCCAACCACAGGATCCTTGCGGCCATCGCTTGCACATCAGAAGCCCCCGGTTTTGAGGCGATCATCGGGTCAGGTCGTTGCATCAGCTAGAGGCCATCAGGCCATGAGCACTCGCGAAGGCTAGGAGAGCTTCGACCTTTGCCTCAAGCTCGACGCAATACTCAAGCAACTCAGCGTTCGTCGGTGATGCCGCATCGGCGATCGTCACAGTGCCGTTAGCTGTTGGCAGCGTGCCGCTGGTTGCCGTCGTCGTGATGTCAGCAACGTGCGTGGACTGAGCCGCAGCCGTAGCGCCAAAGAACCCGATATTCGCCCCGCTGACCTCAAGCTGCGTGGAAAGCGTGCCAGCCTTCTCGACCTTGAACTTCAGTGCGCCGTCTTCTGACTCATCGGTGGCGTCGCTGATGCTGCCTTCAATCGCGCAATAGTTCAGTTCCTCGGGCGTGCTGTTGTCGTTCTTGCCCCGGAAGAACACGGTGCTCAGAACGTCAGCATCCTGACCGACACCAGACGCGCCACGGCGATGGAACAGAACGATGTCACCGCCTGAGCCTGCATCGTCAGCCGTACATTCCGACTGAATCTGCGTGCCGGTTGAGCTGGTCGTCAGGTGCAGCGGCTTGGTCGGCGTGGTTTCACCGATGCCGATGAATGAGCCATACAAACGCAAGCGGCTTGCAGTCGTGCCGCCTGAGGCCGTCATCAGATCAAGAACGCCATCCTCAGCGCCGTCGGTGACGGTCTGGATCTGTGCGCTGACCTGGGCGTAGGCGTGCGTTGTGCCGCCGGAGTTCTCACCACGAAACTCAAGGTTGCCGAGGTTGTCGCTTGCGGCAGGTGATGCGCTGTTGCGATACAGCACCAGATCCGGCGCAGTATCAAGACCAGCATCGGTGTTCTCGATGATGACCTGATCGGTCGTGTCACTGCCAAAGATGTGCAGCTGGGCCGCAGCCGTACCATCACCGACTTGAAAACCTGAGGTCGTGAACTTGGCGTTAAACGTTGAGTTGTTGCTGATGGCGATTTCGTTCGCCGCCGTCCGGTAGATGCCAGACGTGGCGTTATCGCTGGCAAAGCCAATCGACGGAGCACCAACCGTGCCATCAGGCAAGGCGCGGAACATTGTCCCGTAGGTGATCTTTTTGTTTTTGTCGGCGTTGTCAGCCTCTGAGATGTCAACGACAGGGAACAGATCCCCAGACGCAGGAGCAGTTAGCTCGGTCAGAGCTGAGATTTTGCGATCAGCCAAGGGACTTACCAGCTAGAAGGTTTGCCAGACGCCTGAGTCGGCGTGATCTGTTCAAGGATGCGTGCAGCAAGCTGATCCTGAATCTCAGTGACTTTTTCATCACCACCGAGTTTGGCCTGCACTGCTGCCACGATGTCAACTTCAGTCAGATCCTCGAAATCGGCCAAGGTGTTAGGACGATCCAGACCGATGCTGCCGTAGGCCCCTGAGTTGTAGGCGTTGCCTTTAGAGTCAACCTGATCGCTGATTGCGGTCACGGTGTAGTGAGCCGTATGAGCAAAACCGTCACTGAGGTCTCTGTTGAGGTCGGCGATCTTCCAGACGTAGGTGTTAGCCATGACGAAATGAAGTCAGAGGAAGTTTACTTACTCAGCCTCAAGGGCTGCAACTTTAGTTTCTAAAGTCTCAATTTTGGCGATTGCTTCCTGTAACGCTGCAGTTAGCAGTGGGACAAGTTTGGATTGGTCAATACCCTGATATACAGGGTTGTTGTCATCATCAACTTCATCGTGTGTTCCAGTGACTGCTTCTGGAACAACGGTTTGCGCTTCGTGAGCAATAAAACCATCTACTGTTCTGCTGTTGTCTGCAATAAAGTTAAAACGCTTTGGCTGTAGTTGTTTAACACGAGTGATGCCGTCAGTTACGTCAACAATGTTTTCTTTAAGACGGTAGTCGGAGGAGGTGTTGTATGTAGTAGTAGTGGTAGAGGTGCTAATGGTTCCAACTCCGCTAGTACCGTTAAAAAACCTTATGACCTCTTTGCTGCTTCCGGAATTGGTTTTAAATGCAGCGCAGAAGTTACTGTTAAAGACCTGTAGATTACTGCCGTCAAAAAAACTGCTAGACGTTCCAACCAACAACCGCCCCGAGCCATCGATGCGTAGGCGCTCGTTAGAAAATGTATTTCCATCGGCTGACCATCCGCCAAAAGCAATATTATGATCTGCATTGCCGCCAAAAGCCACAACACCAGAAGAAGGAGTACCTAGGCGACCGGTTGCGTTTACAGCATCTGTAAATTGAATTATTGTCCCGCCAGCAGAGGATTTTTGTACTTGCAATGTTTGGCCAGGCGACGACGTTCCAATCCCAACGCGATCATTTCCTGCATCGACAAACAGCATGTGAGTGTTGCCGTTTGACTCCACGCGGAAGTCAACATCATTGCTGGGGTCGTTAAATACAACCTCAGAGCTGCCAATCTCAAGGCGCTCTGCACCGCCAGTGGCAAAGTTAATTTTGTCAGCTGCGCTTCTGAAGAATCCGGTGTTTGTGTCAGAAGCAAAGGCAAGGCCAGGAGCCGACACCGTGCCGTCCTCCATCAGCATTGTGCCGTCAAGCTCGAAGATGGTGATCCATGCTGAGTTAGCCGAGTTCCTCAGCTTCAACTGGCCGGTCGTGGTATCCGCCCACCATTGGTATGCGTAGGTGGTGGCTGGGGAAGTTGCGTTGCTGTTATTGCTGACGATCGCAGCGAGAGCGTTGTTCAGGTCAGCACGTACAGCGGCACCAGATGCATTACTGATGATGTAGTCGTGAGTTGCCATTGTTAGGAACGCTCAGAGCCGTAGCCGACCGCTTGATACTGGAAGTTTCGATCAATCACGGCATTGCTGCTGTTCTTGAACTTCACTGTGAATCCAGTCCTAGAGATCGAAGTCACTTCATAGTAATCGCCTGACGCAAGGTTGAAAGCCGTGATGCCAATGCTCGGCGGCGTGTTGTAGAAGACGCCATCTTGGAAAAATGCATTAGTAAACGTCACCGCCTTGCCGCCAGATGCCGTGCCAGAGGCGATCACAGAGCTGGTCTCTGTCCTCAGCGGCATCTTGGCTGTGAAGCCCAACTCATCTAGCAACGGCGTTTGATCGACGTGATCGCTGCTTAGCTCGCACTTAAACTGGAACAAACGGCCTTGGAAGTGCCCGTTTCGTAGCGGCACCCAGTCGCCGAACACCAAGTTGCTTTCTAGCTGTTGATCGTTGGCATCTTCAAGCAACAGCTTGAAGCCGTTTTCCATAAGCTCGCTTTCTGCCGTGATGCCATTGTTTGAGGCCCGCAAGTAGACCTCAGCGTTAACGTCGTCAGCCTCTTGACCATCAAAGTCGGTCCAGGTGTCGATTAGTGCCGTGCGCTCGTCGATGTCGTCCGCCGGATAGGTGCCACGCATCACCAGATGGCGGCTGAACTCGATGTCAAACTTTGCGCCTAGGTCAAGCGTGTCGGCGAAGAAATACTCGCCTTCGCTCTTCCGCGTGCCGAGGAAGTCAAAGCTGCTCAGCGCATCAATATCCAAGATGTCGTCAATGGTTTGGTCGCTATCGATCACCAACGCGTTGTATTCCTCCGAGTAAAACGTGTCATTCTTCTGCCCTTGGAATCGCGGTGAGTCGCTGTCCTCACGATCCTCAAGGATCAGCAAACGCGGCACTGAATCCGTCAGCGTGTGAACGACCGATCGAACCGCTGAGCTTTTCTTGTTCTGATCGTCGATGAACCGGACAAGGTATTCACCCGACAGTTCCGGCAGGATCGCGTAAAACGTGTTGGCCTTCACCACGGTTAGCAGCGAGCTGTTTGGCCAAGTGCCGGAGCCGTCAGTCTTTGAGCTGTGGCGAATCTCAGCGTTCAGCCTGTCACTTGTCGCGCCCAGACCATCTTTCGGCACAGACCAGGTAACCATCACTTGATTCGAGCGATGCGGCTCCAGCTGCACGTCCTGCGGGTCAGGCGGCAACTCAACAAGCTTTGCGGCAGTTTTGGTTGTCACGTCCTCTTTCGGGACAACAAACGAACCAGAAACCCATTGCGAGTGCTTAAACGTGCCGTCGCGACCGATTGATCGAATCTGGAACGTGACAGTCGAGCCAGGCTTAACGCCCTCAACCTTCAGCTCATTGGTCGTCTGCCTGACGGTCTCATAGTTGCCATTGCCGACCTTGTAGCGGATCTCGTACCCGCTGATGTTGCCATCGTTGTCACGGGTAAATCCCATGAACACGTCGTTGACGACGTTGTTGTTTCGCCGGACTTCTTTGGTCTCGAAGGTCAGGCCGCTTGGAGCTGTCGGGATCTTGTCGAACGTCGTGACCGACTGGTACTCCAGCGCATCGGCGTTATCGGCTGTGTCGTAGATGCTGTCGTTGTGCTTGACGCCGACAATTGCAAACGTGCCATCACCGCCATCAGCAACCGAGATGCAGCGGAACTTTTGATGGGCAACAGTTGACGACTGGATTGACCAAATCGACTGCGCCAGCGGTGCTGCGCTGAACGCAGACGACACTGTGATCACAGAGCCAACAACAGTAAGAATCGTTTTGGTTTCAATCGTGCCGTCGGGCAGCGTTGCGGTAAGTGTGTGGCCTGCGCCACCGGGCAACGTGACCGTGATATCTGCAGTCACCGTCGTTGTGGTTGCTGCGCTGCAGCGGCCAGCGATGCGAGCGCCTTGCCGCATCTCATCGGCAACAGCAAACACTTGGCCGGGCAGAACAATCGCCCCTTGAAGGCCGGTCGAGAACGTGACGGTTTCGCCGTCTAGCTCCTCTGATGCCATCATCCAGCGACCTAGGCGATACGCCTGGTTGCGTGACGTGCAGCCAAACGCGACGACCTCGCGGACCTGGTAGCCGTACTTAGTAATTAGCGCGGCGTCTTCGACAACAACGAAATTCGGCTTATAGAAGTTGTCGGGGTCGTTGTAGCGGACGCGGATGCTGGTGCTTCGCGTTTTAAGCGAAGAACCCGTGTAGTTAAAAACGCCCTCAATGACGTTGCTGTTCGTGTAGAGGTGAACCGGATCAACGGCAGAGCCGTCGAGATTGCCGTGATCAGCGGCCAGCTGCACGGTGTTGCTGCTCCAGTAGGACATCCCACGAAACACCGAGGCGAGATCCTGCAGCACGTTGTAAGCCGCTGCGCGATCCCCGATGACAACGTTGCAGGCAAAGCGCGGCTCTGTCGTGCCGTCTTGGTTCGTGACCAGCTGGTTTGCGTACTGAATCAGCGGGTAGAGATCCGTGTAGCTGATGTTGGACGCGCTGACAAAATTACCGCAGCCATAGCGGTCGTTGAGCACCATGTCGGCAAAGATGCAGACCGGACAAGTCGTGTATGACAACCGGGTGCTGCCGTTAAACGTAACCCCAGTCGTCAGATCAAGACTGCCGTCATCTCGTACTGCAGCATTGTGCGGGATTTGCACTAGTCGCCCTTTGACTAAGTAGGCACGAGACGGCAGGTTGCTGAACTGCCGGGTGTTTAACTCAAGGCCAACGCAAGCGGTGTACGGATAGGCGCTGCGGATTTCTTGACGTTCAATGATCGACGACCAGATCAGCTGGTTGCCTCGACCGTTCGCCAGCGGCGAGTTTTTAGGCACCTCTTCAAAGTTCGCGAACTTGACCTCGAAATGGTTCTCACCAAGGTTCACTTTTTCAACCTTGATGTTCCACGGATATCCTTCGCCTTTGGCATCACGCGGCAGCTCAATGACAGGTGTTTTGATTTGATAGTCCGTCAGCGCAATGCCCGTAACCGTCTTGTCAAAAACAACGTTGTAGGCAGCGCCTTGAGCTTGTACTGACACACGAATTTGCAGGCTGCCATTGAACGGCTGACCCTTCGCCAAACCTTCAACAGCAGTTGAAAACAGGCGCGGAATCGTGAACAACAGCTGCACCGAGTCAACTTCTGAATCGGTGATCTGCCTGATGACAGTGCCGGAGCCGTAGTCCCGTGCTGTTACCTCATCGCCATCGTTGACTGTTTCCGAATAATTTTCCCCGACCTGTACGGCAACGCCTGTGATTGTCGTTGTTGCGTTGCCTGCTTGCAGTAACCGTGTTTGCCTGCGTCCGCCGAGACGATAGTCAACGTCTACATCTTCAGTCGGAAAGTTTGCGGCATTGCCGGTAAATAACGGAGTTTCGTCTAAAAATATCTGCTGGTTGAGATCGTCAAAACCTTGTATAGGCCCTTCGCACAGCAGGTCAACAAGGCGAACGCTAGAAGTTGAGTTAAGTGCCATGATTAACTAAAGCTAGGGGCAAAACCGTGCCGAATCCGCATAGTAGTCCTGCTGTTTACAGAAGCATCTAAGATAGTTATATCAAGGTTGTAATGATCGATATTTGGCTGTTTGTTTGGATCAAACTTGTGGTAATACCGATAAGAACTTGTCGATAATCCTTGAATCGTAAAAGATTCTCTCGCGAGAATAATATCAGTGTTTTTGCCGCGAGATTCGATCGCGTACGAAATAAATCCATCGGTTTTTGTTGTGCCCGGACCGCTCACCTCGCGGAACAGGTTGTCAACTTCAAGAACTACAAAATAGAA